ATGCGCGTGTCGAACACCAGTTTCTGCGCTTCGACGGTGGATTTGAGCACGTTCTGCTGCTCGGCAATGGCGGCCTCGATACGGCGGTTGATCGAATCGAGTTCGGCCTGGTAGACCTTCACCGCGTTCTTGTCGTCGGACTCCTTGGCTTTAAGTTGCAGCTTGGTCATCTCGGTGGAGTGGTCCAGGCGCAGCATCAGGTTTTCTTCCTTGATCTTGACGTTCTCCTCGCCCATCGCACGCATTTGTTCCTGCATCTGCTGCATCTGTTGCTGGTGTTCCTGCGGCATCCAGCCCGACTGTTTGATCCAGGCGACCCACTGTTCGGCAAGCGACGCGGGCAGCGGCGAATATTTCAGGATCTCTGGCGGAATCGGATAGCCGGCCTTCATCATGGCAGGCAGGATCTCGGACAGCGATTGCCACACCTCGCGCTTGAAGTCGGGAGAATCGGGGGCCTGGTCCACGCGCACGTCGTACTGCAAGGCGAGCGCGTCTTTGGTGAAGGGCACCCACTGCTCGCCCGTCGGGCCAACAATGCGCACCAGGGTGTTGTCGGGGATGAACTTCAGGAACTCCAGCATCAGGTTGCCGCGCGCGCGGCGGTATTCGCGCAGCGCAGAAAACAGCGGGGCCAACAGACTGTAAGCCGACTGTCGGCGCTGTTGCTCCAGGACGCCCGCCTGTTCCCGATCCGCCAGCCCCAGCACCTCCATGTTCAACCCCGACACCAGCGGCAGCGCATTGAACGCGAACTGCATGAGCCGGTCGAGCCCGGAGGGATACTGGGATTGGTTTCGCTCCTGGATCTTCTTGCCGGAGACCGCGCCTTCCTTCATCAGGATCAGCGGATTGGCCTGCGACCACTTGGCTTCCGCCTCGCGCGGGTCAACGAGCGCGTTAACTTCGACGAACGCCCCGCCCTTGGCGTTGGTGTTCACGATATGCAGGATCTGCGAGAGCCACTTGTTGGCCCAGCGCTGCGGATCTTTCATCGCGCGCACCATTCCGTACCACATGCGCTTGTTACGATCGCGCTTGAAGGTCAGGAACTTGAAGGTGAAGTCGCCGACCGGAAGTTCGCCCTGTTCCAGGATTTCATCGCCGGACAGAAACGCGCGGTAGTAGACGCGCTTGCTGCTTTTCACATAGTCCACATCCTCGCGTGGCGGCGCGCCGTATTGCTGGGCGAAGAATTTCTTGGCCGCCGCGAGCTTGTTCTTCGGGATCTCGACGACTTCGCCGGTGGCCGGGTCTTTCATCCGATAGACTTCGACACGTTTCCAGCACTGGTAATGCAGCACGAACACCTGCCCTTCGCGCTTGTCGTCCAGCATGGCGTCTTCCTGATAGAGGAAAGCGCGATCAGCGACGTGTCCCGAGAACCCGCCGTGCGCGTCTCCCGGCGGCATGTGGGAGAACGTGGCATCGGGCCAGCGTGCCGTTGCTTCCGTGCTCGGCATCCAGTCGCCGTGGAACACAAAGCGCGCATCGGACAGATTGCGCCGATTGGCATCCGGGTCGTACCACACGCTCAACGGGTCGCGGCGCATCACCGTGGGGGCCCCGTCCTGGTTGCGCTCGTAGTCCATGAGCGTTTCGGACACCCCGACTCCGCAGATCACCGCATCGCGCACGACCTCGGAATCCTCGTCCGGCGCGCCGCAATCGTTTTCGTAGAACTTCACCGCCTGGGTCAATGTCTCGTTGAGCGCGATGTCGCCTTCCTCGACCGCGAAATACTTGATCTCCTGCCGGTTGTTGATCTCCATCCCGCACACGGCATCAATAAAGACGCCGATGCGGTCGAACGTTACGCCCGGGCGCTCCTCTTCTTCGAGCTTCGCCAGGTCGTCGGGCTCCCATTGATCGACGGCGGAAAAGGCGTAGGATTCGCGCGTCTCGGTGCGCCAGGTCGCGAGCCCTTCGGTGGCGCGCCGCCAATGGGTCTTGATGTCGTCGAGATCGAGATCATCCATCTGTCACCTCTTTCACGCTGCCATCCAGTGCCGGCGCACGTGTTTCTGAATGCGGTAGCGCTCGGATTTCGGCAACTCCTCCTGCGCCTGCGCATAGCGCAGCATCATTACCGCGTAGCGCGTCGCAGACAGCAAATCGTCGTGTTCTGGCACTGGCATCCCTTCATCCATGTGATAGAAGCGATATTCTTCGAACCACGGAGAGAGATTGGCGAACACCTTGAAGCGCCCGGACTGTATGCGCTGGTTGATGTCCTCGATGGAGGCCCACAGACCGTTGCCCCTGTTGTCCGGGTACTGCGCATGCTCGGTGATCAGGCTCAGTCCTTCCTCGCGATAGAACTGGGCCAGTTGCTTGCCGGACTGTTTGTCGCGCTGCAAGCCGTCGTGCGGCCACGCCCATGGAATCGCGCCCCAATGGCGCAAGGCGCTCGCGTGTCCGATTGGCGTCAAGCCGCGTTGCCGGTAGAGGTTGGTCACATAGACGGTGTCGGTGTCGCGATCGTGCGCGACCTTCACCGCAGCGAACGGGTGGTCGATGCCGAAATCGAGTCCGCCGATGATCGCCCAGTGCGAGGGGATCGAGAACGGGGCAACCTTGATTACTTCTTCATCGGTCTTGAAGATCGCGCCTTCGCCGAGCATGGGCTCGCCCGACAGACGCGCGCGCTGTTCGCGCTCCGGATATTGTTCGAGCCAGCGTTTCTGGTCGGCGGCCGACATAGCGGTGAAGTGCTCGGCGTCATACACCGTCATGGTCACGTAGTCGGTATCGCCGTCGTGCTGTAGAAAACGCCGCACCACATCGGAGAACCCGCGCATTGGTGTGGCGGTGAACATGATCGGACCCATGAAACGGTTGGTCCGGGTCAGGGCTTCGGTGTAGACATCGTAATGTTCGGGTTCTTCGTCCAGCCAGGCCCCGTGCCAGGTGTCCGAGGCCCATTTCGCGCGCCCTTCGGCGTAGGACAGGAATACCGCTTCCGACAGTTCGTTGGTGGCGATGCCGTCGCGGCAATAGCGGATCTGCACCGAATCGACCCCATCGGGAATTCCGCGCGCCATCTTCCAGTCGTGGACCAGGGGTTTGGGGATGGTCCCGTTACCGAATACCGCCGGGTGATCGCCCAGCAGCATGCGCTGCGGCCCCTTCTTCAAAAGATCCCCGGTCTCCGACCCCACCCCCCAGCGCACCGGATGACGGAAGCGTCGTCCTTCCCACCAGTCGGGATAGAGCCCCGTCAGGTGCATGGCCGTTTCCATTCCGGCCGACATGGTCTTGCCGAGCTGATTGCCGGCGAGCAGCGCGCGCTCGCGCGACTTCAGGTGATGGAATTCGCGCTGCTTGGGATACGGCTGGTAGGAGAGCAGGCGATACTCGGTTCGCAACTGCTTGAGTTCCTGGAGCTTGGCGAGGCGTTCGTTGCGTTCGTTGCTCAAGGGTTAACCACTCCAGGGGCGCACTTTGCCGGTCATCAGGCGCTGTTCATTCATGGCACACAAGGCGCTGTAGGCTTGGCGCTCCAGTTCCTGCCAGGCCGTCAACTGGGCGTTGGGGTGCTGCAAGGTGCGCGCGCCCATGGTTTTCAGGGCGCGGGCGGTGATCAGATCATCGGCGTAGTTGGTCCAGGCGTTGTCCGTCCCGTCGCTGAAACTCGCCGGGTAGAGCGTGCGCACGTAGTGCACGGTGAGCACATAAGCCTGATTGGGCACCGGGCCGAGCCAGAACTTGTCGGCATAGTAGGCCCAGTCCGACGGCTCGGATGCCACGCTGTTGTAGCGGTACTCGTCCAGGTAGCGGTCCCATGTGATCTCGGTGAGGCGCAACCTGCGATTCGATACCGTGATCTCGATCTCGTCGAGCACCAACAGGTCGGCTGGCAAACTGTAGTCGGCTTGGCTCGACGAGGCCGTGGTCGTGGTCTGATGCTCGTTGAACCACCACCGTTGGCGCTCGTAGTGCATGACGGCGCGGCGCAACTCACGGTCGATCTGGGAATTGACGTCCGACCGATTCAGGTCATCGGCGACGCGGGTGATCAGATCGGCGAACGCAGTCATAGCAATCCCAGAACACCGGAACTGGCCGGTGAGTGAGCGCTAGCTTATGACTTTTGAGAAAAAAGACAACAGGCGGCGGGTTTGGGAGCGCGCGCCTGTTGTAAAAGACCCCGTACAGGGTCTGCGGAGGAGACTTGTTTCGCTACTTGCGCGGCGGCTTGCGCGGCCGCTTGCGCGACAGGCGGCCGTCGGCTTCGATCAACACCAGCTTGCCGTCGATATGCATCCATGGATCGGCATGCGGGCGGTCTTTGTCATGCACTTTGAGCCAGCGCGCGATCTCGGGCCATGTGGCCGGCCGGATAAACCGGATGTTTTTGCCCTTGGCGACCGCCCTGACCCACATTTGGCGGTAAGCCCTGCGAACCGACAGACTGTTCGCGGTTCGCATTTCGCGCTTCATGCGATCGAAACGATCGCCGGCCGGATACCCCACCTGCGCCCGCCCGGTGATGCGACGCATGGTTGTGGTCCTTCTGGGCTTGCCCACATCGGCTGGGATCTCGAAGGTGACCGGCTCCGCCAGCACCGCTGTCCAGAAGGCGTAATCGCCCTGTTCCTTCTTGCCGTGCTCGCCCGACCAGAACGTGACGATGCTCGCGAAATGGCCTCGCACCTGAATGTCGCAGGTGCCGACCCGTGTCATGCAAATCATGTCTGCACGACCGGGTTGTAGATTCCGGCAGACAGGCCGAAGGTCCAGGCCACGGCTGCCTTGGCGGAGTTCAGGTTCGCTGGCACGCGAAGCATGTAGCGACGACGCGTCCCATCCGGTTCCGGGGTGGAATTCTCGACCTCCACCATCCGACCCATGCCAACCAGCTCCCACAAACGACCGAACTCGTCGGACTGTATCAGCTTGCCCTCTTCCCGCATCAACCGCTCAAATCCGTACTGCTGGACCAGCACGCGCCGGATCTCGATATTGCGATCATTCATTGCGAAAAAGCGCATCTGCTGCTCGCTTTCCATGGCGAGACGGGGCACCTGCACCCCATGCA